CGATGCAATGCCTTTGTCCCTATGGGTCTTGGAAAGACCGTTAGCACGCTTAAGGCTATCGAGGCAGCGGCGCTCGTTGACGACTCTCCGGTGCTTGTCATTGCGCCGCTTCGGGTTGCGCAGAGTACGTGGCCCGACGAAGTCAGGAAATGGAAGCTTGACTTACCTTGCACGCCTGTTGTTGGTACACAAGAGCAAAGGGCACTTGCGTTACGCACTGATTCGCATATCTTTACCACGAACTACGAAAACGTACCGTGGCTAGTGGAGTGGTTCAAGTACAACCCTCGACCGTGGCCGTTCAAGACGATAGTCGCGGATGAGGTCACGAAACTGAAAGGCTTCCGCACCCGCCAGGGTACGAAACGCGCCAAGGCGCTTGCGGAAGTCGCACACAAAAAGGTGGATCGATGGATCGGATTGACTGGTACGCCCGCTCCCAATGGATTGAGAGATCTATGGGGGCCGATGTGGTTCGTAGATGGGGGCCAGAGACTTGGAAAGTCGTTCACGGCTTTTTCGGAACGGTGGTTTCGGAAGAGTTTCGATGGCTTTGGAATGGAACCCTTGGCCCATGCACAAACAGAGATTCAGACGGTCATCTCCGACGTGTGCTTATCACTGGATGCGAAGGACTACTTCAATCTCTCAGAACCGATCCGCAACCGGATAGTCGTAGATCTGCCTTACAAGGCGCGGCGCCAGTACCGGGACATGGAGAAGAAAATGTTCCTGGAACTGGAGGGGCATCTCGGGCCGACGGAAATCGAAGCGCTGAACGCAGCCAGCAAGACGCAGAAATGCCTCCAGATCGCAAATGGCGCGATCTATACCGATGAATCGAAGAACTGGCAGGAGATCCACGATACAAAACTGCAAGCCCTTGAAGACGTTATCGAGGAGGCAAACGGTATGCCAGTTCTTGTTGCTTATCATTTTAAGCACGATCTTGCTCGTCTTGTTTCCGCTTTTCCTCGCGGGCGCGTGCTTGACAGCAATCCCCAGACTCTGCGCGACTGGAATGCGGGGAAAATTCCTGTTCTTTTCGCTCATCCTGCTAGCGCTGGTCACGGGCTATCTTTGCAGGACGGGGGCAACATAATCTGTTTCTTCTCCGTGAACTGGAATCTGGAAGAGCATGCGCAGATTATTGAACGGATAGGACCGGTACGGCAGGCGCAATCGGGATATGACAGACCTGTATTTATTCACTACATTCTGGCCGGCGATACGGTCGATTTTGATGTACTTGAACGCCTGGAGAGCAAGGCGAGCGTTCAGGAAATCTTGATGAAGGCTATGCAAAGGAGAAAATAGATGGATAACGAATCATTCGAGTGTTTCAAGGAACTGGAGGCGCGAATCCGGTTTCTGGAACGCGCTCACCTGGAGAACAGCCGGCGCATTCACGGCGTGGAAAAGCATTTCTTCACCCACGTAAAAGAGGCGGCTGTCCGTGCTGAGGCAACTCCCGAAAACCTCTACGCACCCCTGCGCAGCGATACCCGCGCCGTGGTCGATCTGGCGGCGTTCGTGCGCCGGCTGGTCGATATGCAGGATCTTGGTCACGCGGTCACGGAAGAGGTACGCCAGCTTGCGCTTCGCGCTTTGGGATTGAAATGAAACCCCATATCCGTAAAGACAAGTACCGCGGCTGGTCTTTTGTGTACGAGGATCTTACGTACTGGTTCCCCTCTTTCGTATTACTTTGTAGCGCGCTCAAATACCATTACAGGCATTACAAATGAGGCTTTACTCGACACTCGACATCGCGAAGTCGGTACGCTGCGCACTACAGGACTTCACGCACGTGGTCCTGAACCGTGGCTATACAACAATCAAGCCTGTGTATTTTGATACCGGTCTGGTTGCCGACTTGCCTGTTTTCCAGTTCGCCAGCTGGATTCCACCTACTTTACAACAGCTGTATAAGTGGCATGCGAAAGGCGGTCTGCTGATCGTACAGGACACGCATTACGCCACGAAGAATGACGTTACGGTGATGGTGGAGTGCCCGTACTCAATGGACCGTATCAACACGTGCAATGATCTGAACGAGGTGTACGGAGTTATCCCGATGCCTGTCTCATGGACCACGCATGAGGAATGCATCGACGCCCGGTTCCCGACCACGGATGTAGCACACCTGATCTGGGATAAGGCGCGCGGCCAGACGTTCACGGTCTCTGAGCTATCCGCAGAAACAGGAATCCCGTTCACGCAATTGCAGTACATGAAAAACTGTCTGGCACCTTCCCGCGTCTGGTTTATTGAAAAGCGCATGCGGCCAGAGGAAAAGCATTTCCAGCAGGCGTGGGAATGGGTGGAAGCAGGCAAGATCAGCGCCCATTCCGTCTACCACTCCGGAATGAAGCGCCATATCGAGGAGATGGGGAAACTCGGATACCTTGGCATCAAAAAATACCACGAATACAAGATCGAGGAACCCGACTGGCGAATCATCCAGAAAAAGCGCGATGAAGCACTTATTGATCTTGCGGCAGTTCGTACACTTGTTGAGTCACTTCCCGCTCATCCCGTAGAGTGATGACCGTTTGTCGTATCTCTTTTATTCTAGGAGCATTCGCATGATAAAGGCTATTGAGTTCTGCAAGGGCACTCTCCGTCTCACTATTGACACCTGCCCGCCCACCAGTGCCGCGAAGGGCCAGTGCGGCATCAAGTTTCACCTTGGCGAGGGCGGCAGAATCACCGAATTCCATCGTGGCAAGTTTGTGGACTTCGTTCAGGCCGTCGATAGCGTAGCTGCGGTTGAGGTCGGCAATTTTTTGCTCGAACTGCTCCGTACTGATTCGACTATAACGTGCGTCGACCTTTACCTGTTCCACAGTGGCGGCGAAAGCCTGTAACTCCGCACTTCTACGGATGTACTGGTCCAGTTCCCGGACCGTACAGTCGAGATAGCAGGCAGCCGTGAACAGATCGCCCTTGGCTTCCACCAGTTTCGACTTGATGGAAGCCTCATTGATGCCGCCGGCCTTGCGGGAACGTGATGTCATTTCTTCCTCGGAGTGGATCGCGTTTTCTGGTTTTTCGCAACCTTTTCGACGTTCGGGACTTTCTTGCCGTGCTGCGCGCTTACGAATTCCTTGCCAACCTTCTTGGGAATGCCCAGATTGGACTTCCCGGAAGCGGCGGCATGCATCGCGGCATTTTGAGCTTTACTCTTAATTGGCATGTGAGACTCCTAATATGAAAGACCAATCCCGTACCCCAATCTCTGAAGATCTGGCAACTGCTTCTTCAGGCGTCCCGCACCAATGTCGGTTCTGTAAAATGGACTATTGGGTATCTTCACCTTTTTTATGGCACTGTATACGCTGCGGCGCGCTCCAGTTATCGTCTCGCCTAGTCCAGTCGCAACCAGAACATAATCCCCTGCTGTGACGGGCCCCGGAAGGTCCAGCACCTTCCCGTTGATCTCGCGAGGCGCGTCGCCAAGCATGACTTCGGACCAGTGCAGGTGTTCCATGTCTTCCGCGCCGTAGATCGGAATCCCGCATAACTCTTTGTTCGTGATCTTCGAATACGGGAAGTCGGGCAGTGCCATGAGAACGGAGATGCAGACCGTGTCGAGCCTGATCTTGAGGGTATCCCGTCCGTTCAGTTTGTCAAGCATCCATTGCGCCTGATCGCCTTCAATAAGTGCAGTCAGGTTGTGGCGGATAGGCCAGCCGTCGCGCATTGTCCACTCAAGAGGATAGGGAGTTCCATCGTGCGTTATCATGCAATTAACATCAACATAGCCGACGTACCCCACGCGATGGAGATGGTCAGTAGCAGGCTTGAGAACCTGATCGGCCAGCTTGGACTTGCGGACCACGCGCACAGTAGTGCCCATTTCGCCCGTATTAACGCCCAGGTCGCCATTCATCAGCTTTTTGTTCTCCCAGTTCTCCACCCAATACTTGGACCAGCCGTCCGGGCCGAACCACCCGCCTACGGCCATCTCCATCCCGTCAACCTTTTCCTGCAGAATAAATCCGTCTTCTTTGGCTGCTTTAACGTATTTCGGGACTGTTTTCCAGCGCTGCAGCATATAGATCAGATCAGCCGCAGAGTTCGCAACGTAGGACATTGCCCGCTCGCCATCACCGGATGGCTTGGAGACAAAAGCTTTACCCTGTTTTTTTACATAAGCAATGGCTGAATCGTAATCGTGGAAGGTCTTTCCGGGAATGACCGGCATGCCGCATTCTTCCATCACTTTCTGCCCGACTTCGCGGTCCAGTTCCCATTCGACGGCATCAAGGTTGCATCCGAAGATCGGATACCCGATCCGCCGATAGGGTTCCAGCATGTCGAGATACGAGACATTGTCCGGGGTGTAGATGAGATCCGCCCACCCGATCCATTTTTTCCGGAGATCGTCAAAGTTCCGGATCTTGTGGATGATCCCCTCGCCGGCGTGCCGGTCGTCCCCATTAGGCCGGGGTTTGTCGTACCACTTCACGTCATGCCCCTGGCGCGTCCAGCGCATGCACAGATCGAGCGCGTTACTTCCGACATCAATTACTAGTATTTTCATATAGCACCTGCTATAGTTAGTCGTAACTTCCTGAGAGGCTAACCGTGAAAGAACTACTTAAAATCGCTCTTATTACGGGCGGTATTTATCTTCTGTCCAGTGGAATCCATGAATTCTTCTTCGTGTTTCTTGGCATGTCGCCCGCCACTTTCGTCATGTTCGTGCTAGGGCTTTGCCTGCTGGCAAAGCCTAGCGGCAATTCCCATTAAGGCGAAGGCGGGCGTTGCAATACCCCTTCCGAGATAGCGGGGCCTAACGCGCGATTGTACAGACGCCCCGCGCCTACGGTCCCCAGGATGGCCGGAAGAGCTATGGTCGGCGCTGCTGCTGCCCCGGCTGCTGTGCCTGCCGCGCCGAGTCCCGCCAGGGCTTTCTGTACCAGTTGCATTTCTGGCGTACCACTGGACGTTGGCGCCTTGAGGAAGCGCTGGCTGATATCCGCGAGGTCTCCGAGTTCACCCGCAGCGCCACGGGCCATCGCAGAACGGCCAGCAGGCGTGCGGTTGATAGAGCCTAACAATAATTGCGGATTGATTTCACCCTGCGACTTTGCTACCAGCGGTTCAAGCGTCATGAGAATGGCGTATTGCTTGCGGGCCTTGTCATAACGTGCAGCGTCCTCCGCCGTCATATTTTTACGGAATGCCTGCTGCAAATCATCCTGCAAACCGCGAAGCGACCGTTTCAGATCGGCTTTATCCGTACCCCTGATCTGGTCCGCAAGTTCGGTATTCAGTTTGCGGAATTCAGTACCCCTCAAAGTCCGCGTTCCCCCTGTTCTGCCCCCGCCCGGAAGGGTACGCGTTCCCACCGCGAGCTTTTCCAGATCGTCCGCATAGTCATTTATTACCTTTGCGACTTCAGGCAACTGACGCGCGCCATTGGATCTGAGCTGGGAAATAAAAGCAGGAGTTACAGGAATATCATATTTCTGGGTCACTTCGCCAATAGTTCCACCCGCACGGTCTACGGCAGGAGCAAAAGTCGATTTGGTAATGGCAGGGCCTTCCACGCCACCCAGATCCGCCAGACGTTGCTGGACGATCGAAAAATTCCGGTCTTCCTGTCCGCCTGCGAAAGGAATGTCACCGACCAGCGTCCCTGCACGTTTCACGTACTTACCGGGTCCACGTTCTGAACCGTAAATCTGATGCGGTTGCAAACGCATCCCCATCGTGTGTGCGATCTGCCCAAGTCTTCGGGTTTCGGCGTCCACTTCAGGCAAAGCGCCTGCCACACCGCGCGCAGCCGCCTGCCCCGCACGCTGCACGCCCTGCTGCGCTGCTACCCCACCCGCTTCCAGACCGCGAGCCGCCGTTCGGGGTACTTCAGGAAGACGGGCGAGCATTGGCCCTTCCACGGGTAGCCCCTGAAGCGCGCGGAGGCCTTCCGACTTGCCAAGGGCTTCGGTAATGTTCTGTCCGGTTTGCGTACGGGGCTGGTAAGTGAGCTTTTCAGCCAGTTCCGTGCCGGCCTTCTCGCCCTGCTGAATCCCGGCTTGCGTACCGTATTTGCCACCCGTAAGCGTCTTGCCTATGCCATAGAGCTGGCCAGCCGTAGTCCCCGCTGCACCCGTGGCAGCAGACAGACCCGCTTCCCCGATACCGAGGATGCGATTGATAATGCTATCTGCATTCTTCGGACCCGGCTGGTTACCGGGCGATGTTTCCGGCGGCAAGCGGTCGAGCGGGGATGCCGGCGTAGCTTTCGCCGTTCCCGCTCCCAATTGCTGTTGCAGGATGCCGAACGCCTGTTCCTTCGTCGCGCCTTCCGGGCCCGTCACGTCATACTTCTTGCCTTCCGGACTGGTGAAAGTGAAAGTTGGCATATCAATGCTCCGTTACCGACCAGCCTTGCGGAATGGCGGGCGCCTTAGCTGCGGACTCGACAGATTTACCGGCATTGCGAACCCGGTTAGAGAACTGCTTAGACACTTTCTCCGCCGCCTCATGCTCAGTACGCAGACCGAGTTTCATCCGGTTCACCGCCGCTTCCAGCTGGGGCAACGTCTGCGCATCATTGATACGTGCTATCGTCTCCGCACGCGCTGAATCTGTAGCCGCGCCGCCGCCCGCCATGGCCTTATTGAACTGGCCTTCCAGATCGCCAAGTGCATTTTTCAGGTCCACTACCGCCGGGTCACCGCCATAGTTCGCCATGACGTAATTCAATTTTTGGTTCACGAACGGTGAACCCGTGCGGTAAGTCTTCTTTGCAGCGTCAAGTACCTGATCGGCCAAGCCATTAGGCGCGGTGATCGCTTCCAGCGAGGTAGCAATGTTCGCCTCGCGCTGGACAGCGGTCTGCGCGCCCTTGCTCGCTGCTGCGTAGTCGATCGCACTGGCCGCGAGATCGCCACCTCCTCCAGGGGAAATCTTCGCTACATCATTCATTACCGTGCGGCGCGCGGAAGCGGTTTGACCCCTCAACACCAACTTCTCCCCTGCGACCCATGCTTCCGACAACTTACGGACAGCATCCGCCGTCAGCCCGCCACCCGCAACGGGAAGAGGCAGACCGTCCGCGCCAAGCTTCTCAGGAGCGGCCGGCGCCGCACCCGGAGCGCCTGAAGGAAGCGGGGGCGCGCCACCACCTGCACCCGGCGTACCCGGGGGAAGATCTACGCCAGCGGCTTCCGCACGGATGACGTTACCCTCACGACGTGCTCCGAGATTACCCGCCCCCGTAGCTTCTGTCGCCCGGTTGTGGCGCGCCGTTTCTTCCGCCCTTGTTTCCGCACGCTCGCCCTGCCCTTCACGGTATATGCGGAGATCTTCCAGGCGCTGCAACTGGATTTCATGGTTAAACTGCAATTCGGCTTTCCGCAATTGCAATTGCGAATCGTAATCAAGAAGCGGGGTTGCCTCTTTCAGGTACGTGAATAGCTCCATGCCCGACAAGCCCTGATCCTTTCCCAGCTTGGCAAGACGTTCAAGCGACAGCCCGCCTTCCTGGGGTTGAGCGGGTGTTGCCGCAGCCTGTGCCGGCGGCGCAGGGATCGCGCCTTGCGGAGCGGCCTGCGCCTGTGGCGGAGTGGTGGGCATAGGCCGGAAAGGTGGCAACGGGTTTTGTGGACCCTGCCCTGCTACTGCCGGTACGCCGCCAGCGGGAAGAGGGGGGCGCACGCCACCCCCAGCCTGTTGCATCGGCTGCGAGGGTTGACCGGGTGCCGGCGGCTGTGGCGCCGGACCTTGCGGAGGAGGCGTCTGCACCTGCGCCACCTGGCCGCCCGGATAGAGTTGCCCGAAAGTGTTGCCTAACGACGCCTGCGCAGCCATCTGGCGTTGACGATCCTGCTGCGCCTGCTGGAAAGTAAGCAGGTCCTGCTGCGCCTTCTGTTGACGCAACGTATTCAGAGTTTGCGCATCGTGGATATTTTGCAGCGTATTCGCGTAATCGACCCATGTAGCCATGATTGCCCCTCAAATCTACATAGTAAAGCCGTAGGTATTCCCGCCGCCGCTGTAGTACGGCGAAGCGCTGACATCTCCGAACCCTAATGCGCTTTGTCCGCCATATCCTCCGCCACTGCTGCCCCCGCCGAACAAACCACCGAGTCCGGCTTGCACTTGCGGATTGTTCCCGAGTCGGGAAATCCCCTGGTAGGCCGCGCCGCCAAGCGCGTTAGCCTGATCGTAGGCGTTCTGATAGGGGACAGCCTGCGCGCCAATACCAGCATTCATATACGGAATCGCCTGATTCTGAAAACTTTGCGCCGGACCGTAGACGTTGCTTTGCAAATACTGGCCGTATTGCCCACCGATAGCCGCAGGCTGCCCGCCGAGGAATTGCGCCGTCTGGTAAGGCAACTGCCCGCCCTGCAACGTGTACTGTGGCGCCGCTGCGAGTTCACCAGCGCCAGCCTGATTGTACTGGCCGGCGATATTCGAGATCTGTCCCAGACCCTGAAGCCCTTGCAACTGGCGCTGGAGTTGCGCGTTTTGCCAGTCGATATTGAAATTGCCAAGTGCCTGATTCGCGACGCCCGCGCCGGCAGCACTGGACCCCAGCCCGTACATACTGTTCGTGGCCCCGGTCTGGTCCTGCAACTGTTGGACGCTGCGATTGTAGAGCGCGGATTGCGGATCGAGTGCGGTATTGAAAACCTGCTGGCCGTAACCCTGCAACTGCTGGCCGTAGCCAATGTTCTGGTTGCCGAGGTTCGTCAACTGCTGCCCAAGGTTGCCGTACTGCTGGCCGGCGAGGTTAGCGGCGTTCTGGTAAGGGCTTCCGTAAGTGTTGTAGGCAGCAAGCTGCGCAGCCAGCGACTGCTGGCCGTAGTCCTGCAACTGCGGTTGCGAAGCGCTGAACACGTTATAGTTCTGGTTTTGCAGGTTCTGCCATTGCTGGTCGGCACCTTGCAAACCGGAAGGGACATAGTACGAACCCGCGCCGCCAGACGTGGAAGGCGCCATCGCGCTCGAAATGGCGGAACCCGCTACCGATGCCGCTAAACCTGCTGCTGCTCCCCAGGGCATGATCTACTCCTTATCAATGTCTGGGTCCGCAATCGCTTCAGAATGGATGCAGAGCCAGGTAATATCGGTTATCGCCTGAATCCTGTGCCGCTTTCCCGCCTTGATTTCCAGCATGGCGGGGCCTGTCAGAACCTGTAACTCACCTTCTACATCCACGCTAGCCACGCCTGAACCCAGATAGCTCAAATGGTCGTAGTCGTGGACGTGCTTCTCGACTTCCCGCCCTGCTTCGAGCGTCTGTTCCCGGCAGTACACGCCTCCGGCAGAGAAATGGTGTTTGATCATTTCTCGCACCGAAGGCAGATAATCAGCGTCATTCGGTCATCGACGCCGTCATTCACGACATCGTGCATCTTCGCATTGTCGAAGTACCAGACCGAACCGGGAGCCATCGCCACCTTTTCATCTTCCGCTGAATTGATACACTGCGGATTCGACTGTAATACAACGTACAGTTTCGTATTGTAATACGTGGCGTGCCAACCGCCATCAACATGGGGCTCGATCCTGCCACCGGGTGGAATCCGGGTAATCAGGATGCCGCCAATCCGTGTTGCCTTGACCCTGTGCGCAAGATCGAAGACCAGACTGTGGATCGAAGGCAGGGCATACCATTCCGGATAGTTCTTCGACTCATGCTCGTCATTGAACGTGGACCAGTCGCCCGATTCCCGGTACGGCTTCTCATCGTTATACCGAAGCCAGATATCGTCCATCGCGCGATGCACTTCCAGCGCCTTGCGTTCGCCGTGCCGGTTCCAGAGTTTGGGCTGGCGCGCAATCTCCAGAAGAATGGCCGAAGTGTCGATACCTGCTGCGATCTGTACGAAGTTTCTCACGATACCCCTTTTATGCGTTCTGCTACATGGAGACCGCCCAAGCCTAGCATACCGAGCGTAAGCGTTCCCAGTTCCGACATATCCATGTAAGGAATGTGGACGGGGTGCCCCATGAATGCACCCGCGGTATTTACGCCCCACGTCAAAACATAGTTGACGAAATACCCGCAAACACAGACCCATCCGAGACCGCCTCGCCAGTGCTGGAGAG